GCGGCCGCAGCCTCGTCGCGAATGTGGTTCCAGACCGGGTCGATATTGGCAATCGCAGGACGTCTCTCGGGCATGGCTCACCCTCCGCTTTGCAACCCGAGTACCAGATAGGCGGGCCGAACTGAATTGAAATGGCATGATGACGTCCATCACGATCTGCTGCCGTCCCATTTCGGCACATGATGTGCCAACAGGGCCGCCAGCGCCTCGGCCATCGCCGACAGATACCGCGGCTCTCCGGGCGCGGGCTCCGGTGGCAGGCGGCAGGACATTAGGACTGCCCCCATGACGCTGCCATTGCCCCAGACCGGATGCAGTCGCCCCAGCCTCTTCCTGTACAGATCGGCCGCCTCGACCCGATCAAGAAGGCGTCCGGCAGCGACCCGGCGCTCTGCAGCGGGTAGGGTAAGAAGATACCGCGCGAGACAGGTCACGTCGCCATGCTGGATGGGCCGCATGAAGCTTCAGGCGGCCGGCAGCGACAGGGACAGGTAGTGGACCGCCAGACGGACGGTCCCCCCGGCGAAGGCTCCGCCGACGGCATCCAGTTGAAGTACCTCGTCGGTGTAGAACGCTGTCGGTTGGCTCATTGTGCCCCGCGCGAACGACCCGGCATCGAGTCCCAGACCTGCACCATAGCGCCCGGCGGCCCCCGGGTTACCGAGGCTCCAGGAGCTTAGCGTGCCGGTGATTGTCTCGACGACCCGTGCCGTAACCCCCAGTACGACGGCATGAGCCGGGATCAGGGTGCCGGTCTGTGACACGGTTCCGGGTGAGATGACGTGGTCGGCCTCGTCCGATTGCATCAGGATGCCTGCGCCGCTTTCAGTCAGGGTGGACTGTCCGGCCCGCCACCCCGTTCCGTCGAAGACGGCGTCGCGTCCGGTGTCGGCGACGAAGGCGCGCCATCCGCGCTCCGGTGTCAGGAACTCCCATCCGCCGTTGAGCGCCACCGCCAGCTTGCCTGCCTGCCCTGCCCAGGCGCCTGTAGCCCCTGCCGGAACAGCCCAGGTCTGTCCGTCGAAAGCCGCGCCGGGCGGCACCGAAGCCGCGACCGAAACCAGAACCATCTGCACGAGGGCGTCCAGCCGCGCCAGTGCTTCGTTCACCGTTACATGCTTCTGCGCCTGCGCAGGCGCCAGAAGCGGAAGGCCCAGTCTCTGCGTATCAGCCATTCATCGTGATCCTTGCGAAAAGCCCGGGCCCGAAGCCGTCGGAGACCTGAGCGACCAATATGTCGAAGTTGCCGCTGACGCCGTCCTCCGACGCCGCCTGCGCCGAATAGGTCCAGAACGGCACCGTGACGAAGGCTTCCCGGACCGGACCTCCGCCCTGCTCGATCCGCACGAGGTACAGCTCGCTCGTTTCGCCCAGCGGAACGTCGAGGCCCGACCAGCTGTCCCCGTCGATCCGCGTGCGCCGGATCCACCCCACCGCCACGTCGCCTGTGGCCAGCTTGCGCGCCCGCAGATGCGCCGGAGACAGCGGTCGCAGCCCGTTCCCTCTGAATGCAAGCAGCCGCGTCTGGTAGGTTGCATCGTCGGGCGGCAGGCGCGAGGGGCCGTAGCGATAGTAGCGCGCCAGATCGCGCGCATCGGGCGCCAGCGCGATCTTTTCCGGCGCGCCGTTCAGAAGAACGACGTAGCTGCCCGCAGGCCAGGCGAGCGGCATTTCCGTATCGCTGCCCGCCTGTCCGCGGAGGCGAACCTCCAGGTCGTACGTGTCCGGGCCGACCAGTGTCGCCCGCGCGAACTGGAACACCTCCCAGTTTCCGGAAGACCCATCGCCGATAGCGGCCGCGTTCGCGCCGTTTAGGACCCGATCGGGGTCCGCGGAAGAGGCCGCCCCCCCCGTGAGGCGCAACCGCAGCGCCGGCCCGCGATCCCACAGACCGGCAGTCGCTCTGGGCAGGATCGTCTCTGTGATGCCAATCGCCGCGGGCCGTTCGAGCGTCCGGTTCAGCACATAGCCATCATCAGCGTCTGAGGCATAAAGGGCCACTCCGCCCGGCCAGGGTTCTGCCGTTGCCGCCAGGTACGGCGCCTGTGGCGTATCAGTCTCGCCCAGGACGGGCAGGTCCAGAAACAACGCCGTGACGGGTGCAGGCGGAACCGATGGCCGGGGCAGAATCCGCACCTCGGCCTCATCAGAGGGAACATAGACCGACGAATCGGTGCGCGTGGCCTCAACATCGATCGCTCCGGCGACTTCGGCGCGGTCGATGCGATACGTTAGCTTCCCGACGGCCGCCGCGATCTCGATCTGATCCCCGGCGCCGACCCATCCCATCGACGGCGGCAGTGTCAGCCGCACTGCATCGCGCGCTGCGGCCGTCTCGACCAGCCAGCGCTCGGCTACCGCCTGACCCTCGCTCGCCGTCATCAGGAGTGCCACCTCAGACGCCGCAACACCTGCGTCTTTCGCGTCGGGCGCCGTCGCTTCAGCGACACGGGTCTCGTAGTTTCCGTCATCTGCGACATAGCCCAGACGCACCCGGCGCGGCTGCTCCGCGTCCGATGCCCGGATCTGCGACAAGGCCGCCGTCTCGCCGGTGAGTGCCAGGTGCGCTGGATCCAAAATCGTCACCGGTGGCAGCCCCCGCATCCGGAAGGTTACACGACCGCCTGCCTCGATTGCCTCGAACCCGTAGGCCAGCATCAGTGCCTGCAACGCCGATCGGGCCGAGGTAACCTCTGCGACCGCATATCCGCGAACGACTCCGTAGACTCCCTCGACATCGACGTCCGTCAGCCCGGACAGGGCGCAGATTTCCCCAACCACCCGTGACAAGGGCTGCGCCGTCGCCCGTCCACTCAGCCAGTGTCCGAGCCGGTAATTCTCGCCATCGGACCAAAGTTCATAATTTCCCGGAAACTGCGGAAACGGTCGCGAGTCCCAGGCCCAGACGTGCGTACGGCCAAGGTCGAGCATGGCAGCGCCGTAAATGACCGAGACAGGGTTTCTCTCCGGCTCGGACCAGTATTCCATGACTGCACGCAGGTACTGCATCTGGATCAGATCGTCCCGCCGCCCACTCGAGAAATGCGGCAAGGACGATTCCGACGACTTCGGATCCACGAATTTGTTCGGTTCGTTGGTACCCTTGTCGACGGCCGGGCACCCGAACTCAGTAAACCAGATGGGTTTCGACTGCGGCACCCAGGAAGTCGGCGTCGATTGCCGCAGGTCACCGATCCGTTCGTGATGCGGGTTCGCCCACCAGGCGCGCAGGTCCTTGTATCGGAAAACCCACGGCTCGCCATGCGCACCGTCGGCAATGGGTGTCCGTATTTGCGCCTGCCGGTGTTCGGGCGAGGCGTAGTACCAATCGTACCCCTCGCCTCCCTCGATGTTTGCCTTCAGGTAGTCGAGCGCATAGACCGATCCCCATCCGGCGTCGGTGTGACGCGCGCCGTCGCGCCAGTCGCTCAGCGGCATGTAATTGTCGATCCCGACGAAATCGATCGCCGGGTCGGCCCAAAGCGGGTCAAGGTGGAAGTATCGGTTCCCCCCGGCGTCCAGGTAGCCCCAGTATTCCGACCAGTCCGCCGCGTAGCTGATCCTGACCGAGGGCCCAAGGATGGACCGCACATCCGCCGCCAGCGCACGCAACGCCGCAACCGCCGGAAAGCTGTCGCCTGACCCGCGGATCTGCGTCAGCCCGCGCATTTCCGACCCGATGACAAAGGCATCAACCCCCCCTGCTGCCGCACAGAGGTGCGCGTAGTGCAGGATGAATCGACGGTAGGACCATTCCGCGGGTCCGTTGTAGCTGACGGTCGTTCCGGTCCGCGTGAAATGTCCAGGCATTGCCGTCCCGAAGAACGCCGCCACCTCGGCCTCCGCAGCGGCCGTCCGGTCGGGCGAGCCAGGGCGCTCCGGTGCCACCGATAGCGTGATTCTCCCGCGCCAGGGGAAGGCGGGCTGGACGGCCTCGCCCGTCCACGGGTCGGTCAGCGAATTCGCCTCGGTTTGATCCATCAAGAGGAAGGGATAGAAGACCGGCCCGATCCCGCGCGCCTTCAAGGCCGCAATTCCCTCGATGACTGCCTGATCCGCCGGCGTGCCGCCATATGCGGGCCGGTCGTCGATCCGCGCGACTTCCTCGGCAGAGATGCGCCCGATGCCGCCAGCACGCCACGGCATCCCCGTGCCGTCGACGTTCCGGTCCTCCACCTTAGGCATCACGCTGCACAGGCTGCACCGCAGGTCGGAGCCGAACCACGACACCACGACGAGCGCCGACCCGCAGTTCGGCAGCTCTTCCGCCAGCGCATCGAGTGCCACCGAAACATCGGTCTGCCCTGCGGGAGAATTCAGGTTCGCCGGCACGTTTCGCCCCAACCCGCGCGCGAGGTAGACCGGCGTTGTTGCAAGGGCGTATTCGCCCGTCCCCGGGATCAGGGCCACACCGCGCAGCGCCCCGGCCAGATCGGTCTCGTCCTTGGCCACCGGTCCCTGCGCCGGCCGCATCACCTCGAAGCTGAACTGCGGCACGCGGTTTCCGAACCGTGCCAGCGCCAGATCCTCGATCACCACGTAGGCGATGCCGCGATAGGCCGGCGCGTTGCCCGCCCCCTCAACCGCCTCGATCTTGGGGTCCGGCAACTGATCAGCGCCGCCTCTGTGCACGCGCAATACCAGCTCTCGTGGAGCGATCTCCACCCCGTCAGCCCAGACACGCCCCACGCGGCGGATCTCGCCTTCGCACAGCGCGACGGCGAGACTGACGGTATAGCTGTACTCGGTGTTCGCCGGCTTCGGTGCACCCTTTCCGCCGCCGCTCTGGGTAGCGGTCTCCCGGAACCGGGACGCCCAGATGACCTGCCCTGCCACGCGCATCCGTCCCCAGACACGCCCGAGCGCCGCCCCTTCCGAAGCGCCGGTCAGGCGGAACCGGTCGATACGTCCAGTTTCGACCGCACGCGAGCCCTGACCCAGAAGCCTCTGGTCGATCACGCGCCCGACCGTCGCCCCGATGGCACGGCCGATCACCGCGCCGGACAGCCCAAGGACGGACCCGCCGAAACCCGCACCAACCGCGGCGCCTGCGGCCGAAAGCAGAAGCGTCGCCATGATTACACCTCAGTCCATTCCGGGAACCGGAACCGTGCAACGATACGCCGCGCCCAGGCGGGACCGAGCGCGTTCTCGACCACTCCATGCCCGCTGTAGGCATGCACAAAAGCCGGACCGCCGTCGCGCCAGGTGGCGATGCCCAGATGCTTGGCGACCGCACCATCGCGCATCCGAAATAGCAGGACCTGCCCTGCCTCGTGCGGACCACGGGGATCGATCTCGATCAGGTGACGCTGCGCGGCTGCCCAGAGGCGCTCTTGTGCCGACCCCTCAGACCAGTCTTCGGTGTAGGCAGGCGTCGCCTCCGATTCCGACCCGTAGAACTCGCGCCAGACACCCCGTACCAGACCCAGGCAATCCGCGCCCGCACCCCGGCACGAAGCCTGATGACGATAAGGCGTTCCGATCCATGCCCGGGCGAGTGCGACCGCCGCATCCCCTGCGCTGCTCATCCGCGCAGGCTCCCGCCGTCGTTGACCCCGCCACGTACGGGGTAGGACATCAGCCAGTCATCACCCGGTATACTCGGAAATCCCCGAAAATTCAGAACGTTCGTGAACTTCGTCTGGCATGTCTCGAACCGCTTGTCGCAGCCCGCCTCGATCCGCACGAGGTCACCCGCGCGCGGCGCCTGCGCCATGGCCAGCCACAGTTCGACCGTTCTGAACCCCGCTTCGACGAAGCGGTCATTCTTCACTACGGCAACAAGTCCGGCGGCATCGCCGCTCAGCACAGTCAGTCGACCCTTCTCGAACCATCGCTCGGCATATCCGCCCAGTCCGGCAAGGCGCAGAATTCGGCCCTCGTCGACGGAGGCGAGCGCCACTTCCGCGCGATAGGCTGGCTGGGACAGACTGACGCCACAGTCGGTATCCCCCAGGACTGCCGAGCAGCGCGCGTGATAGGCCCGCCCCCCCGGCTGCGACAGCCTGTCCGCCAAGCCTCTCAGTTCCGCCGTGAAGGCTCCCTGCGTCCGTGCAATCTCGCCGAGGTTCCCCCGAAACCGCAGCACGCGCTGGGCAACATCGGTCCAGTTCACGAACCAGATCCGGACTGCGGCGCCGTCATAGCGACCCGCCAGAATGTCTTCCTCGCGGATACGCTCGGACGTAAGCGCGCCGACAACTTCCGAGTTGTCGACGGCCAACCCGGTCGTCTGCGACAACGCTTTCGCGGTCATCCCACTTTCCGGCTCGAACACGATGCCCTCGAATTCCAGCGGCGCATCGTGATCGGTGAATCCCAGCACGACACCGTCCGTGCGGGCGACTGCAAAGGCACGTGCCACCGTGGTCGCACCGCCCGCCATATGGGCCCAGAATGCTGTCACGCTCACAGCCGCACCTCCACCACCGGAACGTCTGGCACGTCACCGGCCTGAAAAGACGCGAGCGAGACCTGGATGCGGTCGGTATCGAAGCGCACCGGCACGTCAAATTCGAACCCGGCCGTCACGGTCTCGCCGACGACCGGAGGCGAGGCGAACGTGACGGTACCCGTCGTGTAGTCCACGACGTAGTCGTCACCCTCGACCTGCAGGTCGCCCTGCCGGCCGATCCGCACCGTGCCCTCGACCGGCTTGCGGATCGGGCGAACCTGCGTGTGGCTGCCCGACCGGTAGGTCTTCGTCAGTTGGAACGCCGCCGTCGCCTCGTCGCCCGACGCGATCACCTGATCGTCGAACGCCGGCTGACGCGAAGGCGCGCAGGACTTGTAGTCCGTCCAGTCCTTCCATCGGAACGCATGCAGCTGGCCCTGCCGCGCCTCGAAGAAGGCAATCAGGATCGCAAGGTCGTCCATGCTCCGCAAGGACAGACCCGCATCGTAGCGCCGGCGCGACTGCGACCACGGCGTGTTGCGCTCCTCGTAGCCGCTTGCCAGCGTCACGATCTCTGTCCGACGCTCCGGCCCGCCGGCCGAGCCGAAGCTCAGAGACGCCGGGAACCGAACCTCATGAAATGCCATGACCGTCTCCTCAGCGGTTGCGTTCGCCGCGCGACAGCGTCCGGCTGACCTGCGCAGCGATCTGGGTCTGGCTGCGCTGGAACCCGGCGACATCGGGCGTCGTCACGTTGATCGTGACCGCTACGGACCGCCCGCCGCCGCCGGCCTGCACGCCCAGCCGCCCGTCCGGGCCGCGCGCCAGCGGCATGATCGCCTCGGGCCCGGCCTCGCCCATCAGGCCGGTTGTCCCGCCCCGCATCGGAAAGACCGCCGGGGCGGTGACGATTCCGCCCCTTGCGAAGGGCATCACCCGCCCCTGTGTGAAACTCCCGCCCTTGTCGAAGGCAAACACACCGCCCAGAAGGTTCGTCAGTCCGCCGGCGATCGCCCCCCCAAGCGCGTCCTGCACCGGCTTCGTTGCGATCGCATAGACCGTATCGACGATCGATCGCCCGACCTGCTTCAGCGCATCCGACAGCTTCATCCCGTCGAAGACTAGGCCGTCGAAAGCCCGTCCCAGCCCGCGCGAGATACCCGACGACAGCGTCGCCACCTCGCGTCCCGTGAACACAAGGCTCTCGCGCATCCGCCGCAGTTCCGCGTCAAAGGCCGCGGCCATCTGCCCCGCCCCGCCAAGCGAGGCTTCCAGTGCCGCCGCCTGCACACTCAAGCCCTCGATCCTGTCCGCGTCAGCCATCGCCCTCATCCTTGTCCGGTATCGTGTCTGGCCAGGCCCGCATCAGCGCGTCCAACCCGCTCTTCCCCAGGGGCACCCGCCCGCTGGTGACCCCCAGCATCAGGGCCAGTTCGGCAGGGGTCAGACGCCAGAACTGCTCAGGCCGCAGCCGCAGGCCGTGCAGGCCTGCCTGCAGCAGCGCCGGCCAGTCCAGCCCGCGCATAGCCTCAGGGCGCATCTGGCAGCGCGAAGGCCCGCGCCAGCAGCTCGGCAGCAGCTCGCGCTGCCCCGACAGTCCCGCCGCCGATGCTTGCGCCGCGCAGGTCATCCGCCGTGCCCTGCCAGCCCCCGCCGCGGAGGCCCGCAACGACGACGGCCAGCACGTCGCGCGCCGAGAACTGCCCGGTCTCGAACCGCTCGGCCAGCGCCACCAGCGAGTTCACGCCAAGGTCCGCTTCAAGCTCTGCCAGCGCCCCCAGCGTCAGCTTCGCGCGCTGCGCCGTACCGTCGATGACGATTGCCACTTCGCCTGCCCAGGGGTTCGCCATGTCAATCCGCCGTAAAGGCCAGGACGCCCGCCGAGGCGAGCGAGACCTCATAGGTCGCCTCGCCGTTGTAGGTGCCGGCATATTCGACGGACGTGATCTGGAACGGCCCCTCGATCACGCCGAAGGACGGGATGATGACTTGGAACGCGCCGATGGTTCCGTCGAAGAACATTTGCCGCGTCCGGGCGTCCGTCGCTCCATCGACGAAGACGCCCGATCCCGACACGCTCGCCGAACGCACTCCTGCACCCGACAGCAGCTCACGCCATCCCCCCGCACTGTCGAGGTTGGTGATATCCACAGTCTCGGCGTTGAGACTTATGCGCGTCGCGCGCAGTCCGGCGATGGTCTGGAATTGAC